GGTTCATCTTTTGCAGCTAATACATCATTCGCACTCTACGGGATTAAGGGGTAATCATGGCAGCCGGATCAACATACACCCCGATAGCGACTACAACGCTGGGAAGCGCAGCAGCTTCTTATACCTTCTCATCTATTAGCGGCACTTACACAGACCTTGTTCTAGTAGTCGCAGGAACAATTAGTTCCAACGGCTTTGGAGTTGTGGCTCGCTTTAACTCTGACTCAGGAACTAACTACTCAGTAACCAACTTAAGAGGCTCGGGTTCTGCAACTCAATCTACTAGGGCAAGTAATCAAACTTACGCTTGGCTTACTTATGGAGACGGTTTTTCATCTACCGAGCAATGTAACCTCATTGCACAAATTCAAAATTACTCAAACAGCACAACCTTTAAGACTGTATTGACACGCAACAATAATCCTAACGGCTCGTCAGGATTTGGCACTGAAGCTACAGTTGGCTTGTGGCGCAGCACTTCTGCAATTACATCAATTACGGTTCAACCTGAATCAGGTAATCTAAACTCAGGAATGTCTCTAACCCTCTACGGAATCGCGGCTGCATAATGCCTAATACATTTGAACTTATTGCCTCAGCAACTGCATCAGGTGGAAGCGTAACCAGTTTAGACTTCAATTCAATTCCTAGTACCTACACCGACCTTTGTCTAGTTATTAGCGCAAGAAGCGCAGGATCAGGTATTGACGATTTACGACTTAAAATTAACGGAGTTACGACTAACCGAACTGAACGCTATGTATTAGGTAACGGAGCAACTGCATCATCTGGAACTGGCACAACTGCACAAATTGGCTTGTTGGCTTCAACTTCACAGACAGCCAACACTTTTGGAAATACTAGTGTTTATATTCCAAACTATGCAGGTTCTAATAATAAATCTTTATCCATCGACGATGTAACCGAAAATAATGCAACAACGGCTTATGCTTCAATGTGGGCGGCTCTTTGGAGTCAAACCACGGCAATTAGTTCATTGTCAGTTTATGGCGCATCAGCCAATCTAGCCCAATACTCAACCGCCTACCTATATGGAGTCAAAAATGCCTAACCCAACACGAATCGAAATCGACTGCTCTACAGGCATCGAGTCAATCATCGAGCTAACCGATGCTGAGGTTGCAGAGATGGCAGCTCAGGCTGCTATTGCAGAGGAGCGCAAGGCAGAAGCCGATGCAAAGGCAGAAGCCGATGCAATCGCTAAGGCTGCTCTACTTGAGAAGCTAGGCATTACAGCAGACGAAGCGAAGCTATTGCTTGCATGAACCCAAGGTTATGCAAGGCAGGTATTCAGTTAAGGGAGCAGATAGATGATTGCTTTCCGGAGCGTTCACGAGCCTCAGACGGCTGGGTCGCAGATGCAAGACACCTTGCTGTTGGTACATCAGATCATATTGCAGATGCGACTAGCGGAATCGTTAGGGCAATCGATGTGTCTAGGAATCTATCTGGAGCAAAAGAACCCGACCTCATGCCTTATCTTGCAGACCAGATTCGGATCGCAGCAAGAAGTGATAAGCGAATTAGTTACATCATATTCAATGGTCGCATCGCATCGTCTCGCTTGGGCTTTCGCTGGAGAAAATATCGTGGAAGCAATCCGCACATTAAGCATTGCCATATTTCTTTCAGTAAGAAGGGCGATGCAGATGGCTCGTTCTTTAATATCCCAATGATAGGCGGCACAGCATGAACATGAAGCACCCAGCAATCGTCAGCCTTGGAGCGTTCCTAGCAGTCTGGGGTACAACCTCAAACTTTGCTCTGGACTATCGCTCTATCCTCGGTTCAATCGTGGCTGGCGTATTCGGATACGCAACTCCTAAACGATGAACGCAGTTGATCTCGCAGCTTGGGCTGTAGGAGTAATCACAGTCCTAGGCGGCGTGGCAACTTACACTCAGTTTATGATTAAGCATTACCTGACAGAACTTAAGCCCAACGGCGGTTCTAGTATTAAGGATCAGGTCAATAGATTAGAAACGCGTGTCGATACCATAATCGAGATGTTAGGTAAGTAACACTTATCTCATGGCGAGAACTAAGAAGGTCATTGACCTTGATACATACTCAGCTTTAGATGCTTATTGCATTGCTCTGCATGTTTATTACACCAGTCTGCGCAAGGCTGGCTTCTCTACAGACATGGCGTTCTGGCTTCTGTTAGATCGTGAGTCCTATCCTGACTGGATTCTGCCAGTTAAGCCCATCGAAAAAATATCGGGTAATGACTACGATGACGATGACGAGGACTAATGAAGAGAATCGTAATCCTGAGCGACCTGCAAGTGCCCTTCGAGGACACGCATTTAACTCAGAACATTGCAAGATTCCTCAAGACCTTTAAGCCAGACCAGACAGTAACCATCGGTGATGAGATTGACTTCCAGACTATAAGCAAGTGGTCAGAAGGCACACCTCAAGCCTACGAGCAGAGCCTTGGCGATGATCGTGACAGATGCGTCAACCTGCTCTGGGAATTGGGTGTTACTGACTGCATACGATCTAATCACACAGACCGTCTCTACAACATAATCATGAAGAAGATTCCCAGCTTTTTATCCTTGCCAGAGCTGCGCTTTGAGAAGTTCATGAAGTTCGATGAGCTTGGCATAACCTTCCATAAGAACCCTATGAACATCGCTCCTAACTGGATTGCAGTTCATGGCGACCATACACCTATCAAGCAGCAAGGCGGGCTCTCAGCCCTTGAGGCAGCCCGTAGGCATGGGAAGAATGTAATCTCAGGACATACTCACAGAGCAGGGCGTAGCGCCTTCACAGAAGCTTCTGGTGGGCGTTTAGGGCGTGTTCTGCATGGGGTTGAGGTAGGTAATCTCATGGACTTCAGACAAGCCTCATACACCAAGGGAACGGCTAATTGGCAGCAAGCCTTTGCCATTATGTATGTCAAGGGATCTAACGTGCAGGTGGACATTATCCACATCGAGAAGAACGGCACGTTTATTGTGCAGGGCAAGGTCTATGGCAGAGTCCGGTGAGATAGCGATTCCAGATCTAGGTGACGAGGCTGTGGATAACTTTGTTATAAAACTGTTATCAAAATTAGCTTGGTGTCGCGTCAGATAGCTGTATTGTTTTCTTTGTAGACGGAAATACCGGCTACGAAAGGGGCTCAAAATGAAAATCACTGGAACTTCAGAGTGGCTAGTAAATAACAATGAGGAACTAATCGCAGAGCTAATGCGTATGCGCGAGGAACGCAGAGCAGCTCGCGAAGCAAAGGCGGCTAAATAATGACCGTTCTACAATTGATTCTTTTAGGATCGCATTTGCTAATTGGAATTATCTGTTACACAGACGGAAAGCGCACCGGATACTTAGAAGGTCGCAAGGCAGTCCGCAAGCATTACGAGCGACTTCAACAGGTTAGCCGATGAACGCCCGTGATTACCTCAACGAAGCGAGAGCTACTATCCAAGACCGAGGACTTGATTACGGTCACCCATCGGACAATATGCAGCGCACCGCCGCACTTTGGAGCTCATACCTCGAAATGCCAATTACAGATTATCAAGTGGCGATGTGTATGGCATTGGTCAAAATCGCAAGAAGCATGGAATCTGGTAAGCCAGACAATTACATCGATGGTTGTGCGTACTTTGCAATAGCAGGACAACTACATACAGAGGAGAACGATCTATATGTTTAATCTATCCGAGTATCAGACTTGTGCAGAGCGACTAGAACTATTTTGGAAGGATAATCCTGATGGCAGAATTGAAACTAAACTTATTGAAGCGGGTCAATCGCGCTTTATCGTTCAGGCGTTTATCTATAGAACTGAGGTTGATCAACAGCCTTGGGCTACTGGGCTCGCGGAAGAGACGGTTGCGGGTCGTGGAGTCAATGCTACTTCTGCTCTTGAAAATTGTGAGACCAGCGCGTTAGCAAGAGCTTTAGCCAACGCAGGTTATAGCCCTAAGGGTGACCCATCTAAACGAGCAAGCCGTGAAGAGATGAACAAGGTAGCTGCGCAAAGTGAAGTAAAGGCTAAACTTTATGAAGTCAAGGCTAAGATGGCTGAAACCTCTCAGCAATATGTTCCAGTAGCAAAGGAAGATGATCCATGGACAATAAAGACTGCTGCACCGGTGACAACAATGGAGCAAGCTGTAGAGACGGTCAAGGCTGTCCT